AGAAAGCATAGTTTACACTGTTAAGAAAGACTAAATAACAAATGAAAAGGTAACTATTTGACTAGTTACCTTTCTTTATATATGAGCAATATGTATATAGCAAGTGATAAATACGGAAAACCTAATCTAGGAAAAAATGTACAGATAATAGGCGGTGCTAACTTCGGTTCAGAGCCATATCTAATAACGATAGGTGATGATACAACTGTATCATTCGACTGTGCGTTTGTTACACATGATGCTGCTACAAGGGTTATACGACACCTTCCAGACCACGATAAAGAGACTGTTATATATGGGCCGATAAACATAGGCAAGAATTGTTTTATTGGCTGTAGAAGCGTTATTTTGCCAAATGTTACAATTGGCGATAATTGCATAATAGGGGCTGGGAGTGTTGTGAATCAAAGCATACCATCAAATACAGTAGCAGCTGGTGTACCTTGTAAACCAATCTGCACACTTGAGGCGTACATCAATAAACATAAGGATGATTTTATGTATATTGTATCAAAACCATTTGAGGAGAAGAAGGAAATATTGTTGAATAAATTCGGAAAGAAATAACAACTTTAGATGTTATACATGATATTTATATAAAAACATAAAGATATGGAAAATTTATTAACAAATTCGCTAAAACTAACTTATTGGATAACAGAAAAAGTAGTATTTGAAATAACAAGTCCATCTGAACGAATGGATTCATGTGCTTTACCTTGTGGAGAAGGTAAGACTGTGGCAGAAGAAAGTGGTAGCACAAAGTTGCCTTATATTGTTTACACTGATAAAACAGGTACTAGTCCAAAGGACGTTGGCTATTGGCTACAAATATTAATTACTGATGGTGATGAGTTCAACAACGGTAAGTTCAAGAAACTTAATCATGAATTGGCTACTGAGGCAAAACAGACTTACATTGAATACTATAAGTTCTTGTGCGAGAAAGAGATTAAGAAAGTATTACTTGCTAATCCTTTAGAAAAAATTGGTACTACTGTACCAGATTCATTAATTAGTCAAATAAAAAATGCAATTCCAGCATGGATGATTAAGGATAGTACTAAATATGTCTTAAAATCAACAAATGAAGGATTGACCGCAGAGCAATTAGCTGCTATACAAATAGACATAACGGACAAAACGTATATGTCCAATTTAATGAAGGCTGCTTTAAGGGAATTTGCAGTTGATACTCTTAATAACGCATTAAAACCTTATGGGAAGAAAATCGGAAGCAGTTGTATAACAGATGCATGTATACTTGATAGATAAATCATAAATAAAGGATACTGTCAAAAACAGTGTCCTTTTTTTATCCCCAATATGAATTAATGAAGTTGACTAAATATTTATATAAAAGAAAATAACTAATAAAATTAAAATATTTTAAGAATTATGGCAGATAATGCAAGAGGAATACATGTTTCACCAGGTATTTATACTCGTGAAATTGACATCCAGTACGCAGTTCGTAGTCTTGGTATCACAACACTTGGTGTTGTTGGTGAAACCTTGAAAGGCCCAGCTTTTCAAGTAATGGACATTGCTAACTGGCGTGAGTATGAAGATGTTTTCGGTGGAACTAGTACAGAGAAATTCAAGGGTAGCCAGTACCCTAAATATGAGGTGCCTTACATCGCAAAGTCATACTTGAGCGAGTCAGAGCAGCTTAAGGTTGTTCGTGTTCTTGGCCTTAGTGGTTATAACGCAGGACCTGCTTGGCTTGTAACTGCTGATAAACAAGCTGTTGCCGTAATACGTTCTCGTGGTTCTTACAAGCCATATGAGACTGGTAATACAGATGTCTGTATTTGTGAGCCTTCAAAATATGACAAACTAAGATTCTATGTTGGTGAGCAATTGCCAGGCACAGAAACTGAAGATTGTTTAAGACTTGGATTCAATCTTGATGCACTTCAGATAAGACCTTACATTCCAATTTCTGATGATGGTGACGAATGTAGCGGATATAAGTTGAAGGGTGCTAGTGGTAATTGGCAGATTTCACAATACAATCATGGTAGATTCAAGCTTGTTGGTGTTCGTGGTGCTAAGACAGCGGAGCAAGCTAAGGAAATAATTGAGAAGGGTTCAAACTTCAAGAAAGATGGTACACAAGTTGCAACTGATGATGCAACAATAATAGCTAATCATAAGTGGGCTGTTGAACGTGGATATTTTGAGTATCCAGTTACCCTTAATCCTTATGATAAGGAATACATTCTTAATGTACTTGGTACTAAGCCATATGACGGTGATGCTAACGTCTTCGTAGAGTCACTTTATGATGTTGCTCTTGACCAAGCAATTGCAAATGGTAGCGTTGATTCAATCGATAGTGGTCTTACAGCATATCAAGTTTATGAGACAGCAGATTACTGCCACCATGAGCCAGTTGCTAGTCTTGTTACAATGCCACAGAAGTCACTTAAGAGAAAGCACGTTGGAATGAGATTCCTTGCTGCTAAAATCGATGTTAATGATAGTGTAACTATTTCTGATACTGGTTATACTACCGTAGCATACGACTATCAAAGTGGCAAGCCTATCATGGTTGGTATGAAGGATAATAATGGAAACATTGTTGCTAACACAGCAATTACTGATTCTTCTGTACAGCTTAACAAGTTTGCTAATCTTTCTGCTGATGACAAGAAGATTGCTAACACAATACCAGCACAGTTTAAGATGAAGATTGGTCAGATTTACACAATCAGACAATATACAACTTCTGATGGTAAGAGGAATTATTATTACTCATTCTATTATCCATCTACTGTTGATGCTGTTTGTGCTAAGTATAATACCGCAAAAGATACATTAGACCCAACAAACATGTATGGCAATCTTTTGTATGGCGGTTGGGGTGGAATGAACACCACTACCAAATCTACATATCCTAATATACAAGCACAGTACATATGGGCAACACTTGTTTTAAATCTTTCTGACAATTTGTATTACAGAATGGATAAGAATCATTCAGATGTAACACCAGTTGGATTAGACCTTAACGATTATAAGTCAGCTTACAGATATGCTTCAACTCCTTGGATTGTATCTAACTTGAAGGGTGACTATAACCACGTTGAGATTAACAAGTTGTTCAGATTCCATACAATCACTGATGGTAACAATGCAAACTACGAGGTTAAGATTTCTATCGAGAACATCAGACCAGACGAGGGCACGTTTGACGTTGTAGTTCGTGACATCAACGATGGTGATGAGCAGATTATGCCACTTGAGAGATTCGGAAGATGTTCAATGATTCCAGGAACTCCTAACTACATCGCATACAAGATTGGTTCATTCGATGGAATATATGAGACTAAATCAAAATATATTACAGTTGAGGTGAACGATTCTACAGCAGCTAGAATGTCAGTTCCAGCAGGTTTCTTGGGTTATCCAATCCCACAGTTCAACGCAACTCAGATAGTTGACCCAGCAACTACAACTAATATTAGTACGCCATCAATTGCATATAATAGATTCTTTGACCCAGACATCAAGAACAGAAAGCAGTACTTTGGTCTTTCTTCTTGGGTAGGTGTTGACGTTGACAACTTTACCTTCAAGGGTAATAAGGCATACATTGAAAATCCAGACTTCTTGTCTCCAGGTTTCCACCTTGACTCAAGACTTGATACAGAACATGGCGGTCTTGCAGCAGAGAGATTCTCTGTTGATGGAGAAACAGGATACACATTCGAGTGCGTATCAACTAACTCAAGAACAGCAACACATTCTGAAGCACCTATTATAGGAACTGAAGACGAAATGTATGGTTCAATCTACGAGTATGTAAACCTTCGTAAGTTCACTGTTTACTTCTACGGTGGCTTCGATGGATGGGATGATTACAGAGACGAGAGAACCAATACCGATGAGTACAAGATGTCTCAGTACAAGGGTTATGTTAACCAAGGAAGTGGTGAGGGTTATGCATTCAACAGAATCAAAGACCCAGACCTTCTTAAGTTGAATCAAAATGGTATTACCTCTGACTGGTATGCTTACTTAAGTGGTATCCGTCAGTTCGCTAACCCAGAGGAAGCAGACATCAACGTATTTGCAACTCCAGGTATTGACTACGTAAATCAGAAGCTTCTTGTAGAGGAGGCAATCGAAATGATTGAGGAAGAGAGAGCAGACTCAATCTACGTTGTAACAACTCCAGATAAGCCAAGTGGAGCTGGTGACTATGTTGACGAAATGTACACACCAGATGAGGCTGTAGAGAATCTTGAGGATACTGAGATTGATTCTAACTATACTTGTACATACTATCCTTGGGTTAAGTACCTTGATAAGGAGAACAGTCAGTACATCTATCTTCCAGCAACAAAGGATGCAGTTAGAAACTTTGCACAGACTGATAACACGGCATACCCTTGGTTTGCACCAGCAGGTATCAATCGTGGTGACGTTGACTGCGTAAGAGCGCACTTCATCACTAAGCTTGGAGACGAGGACGTTCTTTACGAGGGTAGAATCAACCCAATCAAGACCTTCGCACAAGATGGGCCAAAGATTTGGGGTCAGAAGAACCTTCAGATTAACGAGTCACAACTCAATAGAATCGCTGTACGTAGATTGCTTCTCAGAATGAGAAAGTTGATTGCAATCTCTTGTATCGGTCTCATCTTCGAGCCAAATGATGCAACAGTTAAGCAGTCATTCATGTCTACTGTAACGCCAATCATGGACAGCATCAGAAGCAACAGAGGTATTTCTGACTACAGAATCGAGATTAATGATACAATTGAGACAAGGGAGAGAAGAGAGCTTCCAGTTAAGATTTACTTCAAACCTTACAACGCTCTTGAGTATATCACAATTGACTTCATCTTGACTCCAGAAGGAGTTTCATTCGATGATATTTAAATAACACAATAAAAAAGTGGAGAGATTTAAGTCCCTCCACTTTTTTTATTTAAAAGCATCTTTTAAGCCGTACAAGACTGTTTTCTTGTATTCTGCAACCTCCCTAGATAACTTGTTAATCCTTTCCTCTAGAATCGTTTTATATGCTTCGCAAGCCTCATCTAGCGAGGAATAGAGATACCTAATCTTAGTGCCCCAATGAGGTGTTGAACCGCACCAAAAGCAAACGTTTTTTCCTTCTTTGTCTATGACTCGATAGGAAATTGACCTTTTTCCGAAGGAAAGTTCTGTTAAAACACACCCTTCACATTTTTTGACTTTGATTTCACCATCGCCAAACACATATACTTCATAAAGAGTGCCAAGATTATCACCTTTTTTGTAATTACTTAAATCAATCATATCTTAGTAATTTTATTCTGCCATTGCACAAGCATAATCGTGTGCTTTTTCCAACTTAATAGCAGCTTCGATACCATACTTAGAAAGGTCTATGCCATATTCATCAGCCACTTCTAAATCATGCACCGTAACTTGCAAATCTTTTCTTTTAGCAAGGATTTCAATCGCCTTAAGGTTATTTCTTCTGATGGCATTACCCAATGGTGAGAAATTAATGTCGTTGATTGTATTAACGTTAACTTCCTCCTTGGAGGCAAGAAATTCAACAACCCAAAGCAATTGAGGATATTCACAAGCAATACTAAGAGCCGTATCTTCATTGAGGTCTTTATGATTAAAATCAGTCTTGTCTGACTTCAATAACGCATCAATGTACTTCTTGATTTCTACTATATCGTCTTCGGTGCTTTCATCTGATGCACACATATACAGTAATGACTCAAGTAATGACTCACCAAATCCATCCTCAACTGGTGGATTATATGTTGGATGGTTCACAATTAAAGCAAACAAGTCGTACATTTGGCTATTAACGGCTGAAAAAATAGGAATATTACACTTGTATTCATAAGATACGTCAATGTCTTTTTCAGAGTTAATGAGATTAATTGCGCCCTTCTCATCACCGCTATCAATCAGTTTGTGTAACTGAATGCAAGCTTTTTTATTTACTTTATTCATGTTAATAATGTTATTAAATTGATACTTTTTGCAAAGGTACTAAAAAAATCTGAAATAACCAAGAAAATTACATTTAATTAACAAATCCATTGCTGAACCAATATCCAAGTGGCAATCACTTGCATTATATGTATAGTTTGGTCTAGCATAAGGTTTATTTCTTTTTTATTGGCTTTCAAGTCATCGACATGATAATGTATGAATGCGTTCACAGCAAATATGTCAAACAATGCATATCCGTTAACGTTTAATAGGAACATTGCTGGAACAAGTATCATAATTGACCATGACATTGAATGCATCAGCAACGCCATTTTATAGTCATTCTTATATAGGTTTGTATATCCTTCTTGTTTTGGCCACCAAGATTTCTGCTTCATCGAAGCTAGTATGCCTTGCAGATAATAGTCATCCACAATATGCATAAGAATCATCAATAACAGTAATTTTATCATGGATAATATAATATTTTATAAATGCAAATATATGGAAAATTTTCAAGAAAACCAAAAAATATAGTAAAAAAGTAATATATTCTATATTTATTAATAAAAATAGGGTAAGAATAATAAAATAATCTAGATTAAAATATTTGTAAAAATGAGTGATTTACTTTTGAAAATGCCGCTTAATTACGAACCACTTCGTAAAAATAGATGGTTGTTAAGATTTCCAGCCGATTTAGGTATTCAAGAGTGGTGGTGTAAGAGTGCTAGCAGACCAAAGATTAGTCAAGAGGCTAAGGCAATTGAATTCATCAATACTGAAACATACGTTGTTGGACGTTATAAATGGAACAGCATGCAAGTAGTGTTGAGAGACCCAATTGGCCCATCTGCTTCACAAGCAGTAATGGAGTGGGTACGTCTTCACTCTGAGTCTGTTACTGGCCGTCAAGGATACGCTGCTGGTTACAAGCGTGATGTTGAGCTTGAAATGCTTGACCCAACTGGTGTTGTTGTTTCTAAATGGATTCTTAAGAACTGTATGGTAACTGAAGCTGACTTCGGTGGCTTGGACTACAGCCAAGATGACCTTGCTGAGATTACACTTAACATTCAGATGGACTACGCAATACTTGCATACTAATCCTATTTTGGAAATCAAACTTATAATAAGTGTGAGAAACTGTTTGTTTCTTGCACTTATTTTTTATTTTTTAAATAAAATGGTATGAAAAAATATTGTGTCATTACTTTTTTATTCAATGACTATGACCTATTGAGAGAACCATTGGTCTGCGATGAAAATTTTGATTATTATTGTATCACAGATAGTAAGAAACTAAGCAGTAGTAATTGGAATTGTATATATGTGGAGGAATTCGATACAGACAAGTTAACTGGAATACAGAAAACTTATATGGCAAAATACTCCTTCCTAAAGTATATACCAAATGAGTATGAGATTTACTTTACCATAGACGCATCTATTGAAATTACACATGAATTGACTCCAATAGCTAACTATGTTAAAAACAACAAGTATGATATTGGACTATCAATGCACCCTGCAAGAAGTTCTTGGGGTAGTGAATATGCTTGTTGGATTAGTAGTAGAGGATTAAATCGTAAATATGCTAATATCTTCAATGACTTTGCTAAAAATATGGGTTTCAACCCATATGGCAGAAATGGCCTTATTGAGTGTACAGTTAAAATCTACACCAATAACAGCATTGTAAAAGATTTTATCAATGAAGTATATGAAACTTTAAAAAAATACAATAACTTTGAGGATAAGAACGACCAATGCTATTTTACTTGTATATATTCAAAATATATGAGTAGATTGAATACTTTGTTTTTCACTAGGCAATTATATTGTGATTCAATTTATTTCAAGTCATATGTCCATAGGACAAACAATAGATGGATGAATGACGTACCAATAGAAAGAAATCCAAATATCTTATTTGGTAATAGGGTAAACTTGAAGAAATTTAAGGACATGGATAATAACCTAGACTTTTTTATTGGTACACATAAGGACTTTAAAGAAAGAGTTACAAATAGTGATTACAAAATCATTGTCGGTAAAACACACAATCTAACAAACAATTATAATTTGGATGTTATCAAATGTGGTAATGATGAAGATGTCCTAAACGATAGATTCTATTCTGAAATTTATATGCTAGACTGGATTTCAAAAAACTGCGACTTGAAAAAATATGTCGGCTTTTGTCATTATAGGCAATATTTTTCATTTATGGATGACATACCAAATATGGATAGCGTTTTTGAAAAAAATGATATTATATTCATAAAACCTTTAAATTATAAAGAAGAAACGGTAAGAGAACAATACGCATATTACCACAATATAGATGATTTGAATATTGTTGAAAACATTATTAAAGAAAAGTATCCTGATTATTTTGATATATTTGAGAAATATATGGAACAACATATGTTCATACGATGTAACATGTTTATAATGAGAAGAGAAGATTTCTTAAAATATATAGAATTCATAAAAGGTGTACTAGATGAGTATGTGAAAGTGGTAGGAACTGACATAGAAAAAAGAATAGAAGACAATAAAGACAAGTATTTAAAGAAATTTTATCCAAATAATACAGTCGAATATCAATATAGAATAGGTGGCTATCTTGCTGAACGTTTAACTGGTGTTTTCATTTGTAAACACTTTGTTAAGGGAAGATGCTATAGTATAAAAATAACAGAGAAAAAATATTAAATAAATTATGCCAACAGGAAGAAGTTATACATTAGATGGCATTAAGAAAATGCTAAAGACAAGAATGTCTGAGTATGAAATGCTTAATAAAACATACATTGAAATGCTTGAGAGAAATTCAAACAAGGATAGCATTAGGGAAGTCGAGAGTGCAATGAAGGATGCAATTGATAACGTTAAGGTTTTGCAAGACTGGATTGAAGATTGGTCTTCCAAACCTAACTTGTATGGAAACATCACTAAGAAAGTAGCAAAGACAATTGACATGAAAACAGGAAATTTATACGATAACATTAAGAAAGAGGAAAAGAAAGACTTGAACTCTTTGAGTGATTTTAAGCCTTATAATACCCCATATAATAACCTTAACTATGAGGACATCTATAAGAAGTTGATTTTCTTGAGAACTGAAACAAACGAGAAACACTTAAAAGGCATCATTACAAGCAGCAATTGCTTCTTGGTTAGGTTCAATGGTGGATTGAATATCAAGGAATGGCTTGTAAAGGGCGTTGACTTCGCACCTGCTGATACTAAGGAACTTGTAATCACCATTCAAGACCATCTTGTAGAAAGGGAGAATGGAAGCAAATATCCTATTATTTCAGAGTTGATAGGAAAAGCCAACCCTTATAACACTCCATTCACAATCTCAATTGACTATATCGACCCAACTGGTGTTCTATTATATACAGAACGCTATCATGGCTGCAAGATAAGTGATGTTACAAGGGCTAACAGCCTATCATATGAAATGAATACTTTCAATGCGATTAGATTTACAGTTACTTATACTGAGGTGACTTATGAAACAGCCCATTAAGAAACGTGGAACTTCCATAACTAAAAATAAAAAGAAGCGTACAGTCTCGAAAACTAAGACAGTTGGAAAGACTGTACGTATCGGCACGTCTAAACTTGAGGAAGATTTTGCTAGGGATTTCCTCGATAAATTGGGGGTTAAGTATATTTATCAATTCGAGGCAAAGGATATTGGGAGATTCTATGATTTCGCAGTTATATTAAATGACGAAATGACAACTGGTAGCATACTGCTGATTGAGATTGACGGTGGATATTACCACTCAGACCCAAGAGTTGTTGATGAAAACAAACTTAATCCTATGCAGAAACACAACAAAAGAGTTGATGAACATAAGGACAGATGGGCTTTAATGCATGGAATACCACTTATCAGAATATGGGAGAAAGACATTCGTGAAAATCCAAAAATGGTAATGGAAGAACTGAAGAAAAGACTTTATATTCAAGACAAGAAAGTCACCATCACCGAAAAGAAAAATAAAAGACATGTTAATAAAATAAAATAATGGCAAAATTTAAAGAAGGAGATAAAGTTAAGATAGGAATGTTTAACGCTTTAACTTTTGAGAATAGAAGATGGGCAGATGCAACGGTAACATCTTTAATGGAAGATTTTACAAAACATAGGAATGACGGACTTGAATACTATGCTGTTGACATAGAAGGTATTGATGTTGACAAAGCTGTACATTTTTTTACATCATCAGATAATATGTTTAGAGAAGGGGAAGAATTACCAGATATTAATGAATTTATAGAAGATTTTAAAAATAAACTTAATTCTTAATATTTATTTCTACGAAAAATAAAATTTATGGAAGTTACGTTATATTTACCGTACTATGACTACAATGATGGGGCATTTGATGTAAATGATGACTACTATGATGAGGATGAATACATCAATGCAGTATCAAGCGAGTACAACAAAAATAAAGACATCGTTTACAATTCCGTAATGGATGCGAAAAAAGGCGTAGGAAGCCTTCTTCAAGGTAGGGATGGGCAGACTTACACATTTGGTCAGAAAACGTCTCAGAGCGAAGATAAAGTGGCTTATTCAAAGTGTAATGCTACACTTTATGACATTGGTGGGAGCAAGGACACAGTTGATGGGTTTATTGAGAAGTTTGCAGTCCAAAAACAATTCTTGGAAATCGTGGAATTTGACTTAAATACGGTTGAGGAAGAGTTCGAGTCTGAGGTTTCCCTCTGGGTCAAGGAACATAACAACATCAACAAGTATATCAATGAACTTGGTGAGGATTGGGTGTTGGCAAAAGAGCCTAAGAGGAATATCAAGTTGCAATTTAAGAACAATGCAAACCAAGATGTTTTTGCAGTATTGGAAGATTGCAAGATAATGGATATTATTGAGGACAATTCATTTATATTGTTTGTCGAGAGAATAACACTTATTGATAATATATAGTTTATGGCTAAGAAGAAATTAACAAAGGAGCAAGAGAGCGAGATTAAAATGCTTCTTGCTAACAATGAAATGTTGGAGAAAACAAAAAAGGAAGCTGAGAAGAGAGGTAACAAGACCTCTGTTGCCCAGATTGAAAGGGCGCAGCAAGAGGTTATCGACCACATTAACATGATTGACCCATCCGTTGTAAAGAATGAACCACGCAAAACCTCGTTGGCATCAAAGAAAAAGGAAATAAAACAAGATAACTTATTTGGTGACACAGATATGTCAATATTTGACATTTTAAAGGAAAATGAGGAAGACAACTCTCAAGCAATTGAGACTGATGCAAAGGTTAACGAGGAAGATTTGGCTTGGTCTGCTGATGACTTGACACCTAGTGAGACAACCATTGCTACTGAAACCACATTTAATGATATTGACCCATCTGTTCAGTATGATGTCATTCAATTGCCAAGTAACGGTCAGTGTTATAGGAACAAGATGGACAGATTACCAGTGGCTTACTTAACAGCTTATGACGAGAATATCATCATGTCACCTAACCTTTATAAGGACGGTCTTGTAATTGACTTTTTGCTCAAGAATAAGATTGTAAACAAGGAAATTAACGTTGATGACCTCATAAGTGGTGATGTCGATGCAATCATATTGTTCTTGAGGGCAACTAGCTATGGTCCAGATTTCCCAATTATTGTTTCAGACCCAGAGACTGGTGAACAAATTGAAACAACTGTTGACCTTACAACCCTTAAGCCAAAGGAGTTTACACTTATTGGTGATGAGAATGGTTGGTTTGAATACGTTACGCCAATTAAGAAGGATGTCATCAAGTTCCGCTATATGACTAGAAAGCAAGAGAAACAGCTTAGAAAGGTCACAGAGCTTGAGAATTATGGTACTAAGGCGTTTATGTTAGACACAGAGAAAGAAACGCTTCTTGCAGCACTTGTTGGTGATAATGCCATCAGTGATAATGAAAAGAAGGTTATCAAATCTGCTGTAACGGTCATGGAGAATTGGTCTAAGAAACTCAAGAAACTCAATGAGTCACAATTCACAAGGATGATGACAAATGCAATGCAATTGCAGATTACAGCAGTTAATGGCAATACTGATAGGGAATTTATAAGGAAATACATTAACCAAATGCCAGCAAGGGATTCATTGATGCTTAGAAAGTACATTAATGATAATAGACCTGGAATTGATTTCAATATCGAGGTTCAAAGACCAGAGAGTCTTGGAGGTGGCTCATTTAAGACCTTTCTTAACTGGGACGATTCTGTTTTCCTCAATATCTCCGATGGCAGAGAGGAATCTTAAAGATGAGTTATTTGCTTGTCACATGTATGTGAAGATTCCATACGAGGCGTTAATGAAAATGCCAGTATCAGATAGGAAATATTACATACATAAGTATAATGAATACATGGAGGCAAGAAATGAGGCAATGAACGGTGAGGGTGAAAAGTCATCAACCCATGACATTTCAAAATATACTAGCATGAGTCAAGGACTCAATGGTGATGACATTGCAGAGGAAATGGGACTATAAAAGAAATAACGCTCAAGGATTAGTAGCTTGGGCGTTATTCTTTATTTGTCTAAATTCATCGTAAACTTTATTTACTTCATCCAATGCATCAAAAAATGTTCCGCTGTATTGCGATATTATGTTTGGATACCTACTAGTTATGTCTTTGAATCTAAGAGACATTTGTGCGAAATTCCTAAGTGATTCCTCTAATCTCACAGTTGGAACGGTATTTGGGTTATTGACATCTGGTGTTGTGGCATTGTTGTTATTGGCGTTTGTATTGTCATTTCCATACCTTCTTCCACTAGCTCTACCATTAAACGTTCTGTTAACCCAATTAGAACCTTTATAGAAGCCACTTTCAAAGTCATTGAAGAAATTACCACCTAGTTCTGCTGGATATTCAATACCATAGTTTCTAAGGCTAAAATACTCATTCAAACTGTTTGCCCTAACACATCTGTCTATACCGAAAATGATTTGAATGACATATGTGATAAGGTCATTGATAAACGCATCAACCTCCTTGTTCTTTGTAACTCCTATATTCTTTAATTCGGAAACACAGTTCTTTAAAGGCTGCATATATTTTGACAATGGAGAAACATCTAATGCCTCAGACAATATAAGTCTGTTGATTTCCTCCCTTATTATCTTACTAAATCTCTTATTCATAAAAAACGCTTTTCCAATATAAATATCAGAAAAGCGTTGAAAGTGTGAACATTAGCTTTGATTTCCCCTTTTTAATTGTATATGGCGTAAGGTCAATCCTTGATGTAATGTGCATCCCATATTTTCTATTAAATTCATCGGCCATCTTGTTAAATTCCTTTCCATGATGACATTGTGGGTCAATTCCCATGTAGGCGAGATAGTAATGAATCATTTCATGTACAACAATGTCCCTTAGCTGAGACTCTGTGTAGTCGTAATTATCACTTACCTCAATTGTTTGGTTAAACATACCGCCATCTTCATCATACTCGCAAGAGAAATATCCCAATGTTCTGTATGAATGTCTAACCTTTAAGTTTGGTGCTGGCAGTTTATTGCCAAAATAATCAAAGTTATAAAGGTGAAAACAAGCGAATATCTGTGTTTTACTAATTTCCATATTGCTTAATAGTTAATGAACAGCATAAAAAAGCCAATTGACAAGAGAATGCCAATGACTAAGCCAATTAATCTGCCAAGAACACATTTGAGGTAATCACCAATAGAGTCGTATTCCCAAATAAAACCTCCCCAACTTTCAAAAAATCTCATATTTCTTATTTTTTTAATTTTATTTGTTGCAAAGGTACTAAATATTTTTCAAACAGCAAAGAATATAATGTTAAAAAATGATAAATACCATATTTATTGGTAATTAAATATTTAGATTGAATAATGCATAAACTTTGGATTCAAGCTGCAATGATGTTAGGCGGTGTGATAAGGGGCACTGTTGGAGGTGCTTTGGGTTATCTTAACACACTGCTTATGAGTGGATTTACTACCGCAACGAAATTTCATCAAGAAGGTATAGCATTCGCTCGTGAACTTGGTATGAATGCCAAGGAAGCACAAGCCTACACTGAGGTTCTTACTGAACGTACAGAAAGGCTTGCGATGAAGTATGGTGTTGCAGCAGAGCAAGTTCATGAACTCCAAAAAAACATATCTGTTGCCACAAGTAGGCAGTTGATGCTAAATGACTCCCAAGCAGAAGGATTCCTTCAGTTGAACAAACTTGTCGGTTCTAGTACCGTAAGCAAGTTTACTGAAGAAATGATGAATGGTATGGGTGCGCAGATAGACACCGTTCAAGGTGCTGTTGCCAAAGCCTATGCCACCGCTGCAAAGAGTGGACTTAGTGCCCAAAAGGTTAGTGAGAAGATTGCTAGTAACTTGGGAATGGCTAATAGATTGTCATTCCGTACTGGTATTGAAGGTCTTACTCGTATGGCAATGAAGGCTGAGAAGGTCGGAATGAGCCTTCAGTCTGTAGAAGCTGCTGCTGACAAGTTTAGGGAAATAGACCAAGCAATTGAGAATACTGCAAGATTGCAGATGCTTGGCGGTAACGCTGCCATTATGGGTGGAAACCCTCTTGATATTGCTTATGAGGCAAACTATGACCCAGAGGCATTACAAGAGAGGATGACCAAGATGCTTGGTGGATATGCCCAATTCGATGCGCAAAAGGGTATATCAAGCATCAATGGTATCAATATGGACTTCGTTAGAAACATAGCGCAAGCTATGGGTATCAGTACTGAGGAAGCTTCTAAGATTGCTAAGAAAAATGCTGAAAACAAGTTTAAAGAAACCAACATAAACTTCGGTGCATATGGTAACTTAACCCAAGAGCAAAAAGATTTCTTAATTAACAAATCAACTGTTGCAAATGGTAAAACAACATTTACAACATCTAGTGGAAAAGAAGTTGATTTAACGTCTGGAGAAGCAATTGACCCTGAAGTTATTAAGGAAATGATGAAATATGAGGGTATGTCTGACCATGAGATTATGGCACAGAATGCTGAATCATTAACATCAATTAACGAGATATTAAAGGGCATCAAGGAATCCATTGGCGCAATGTTCTCTAAGTTCATTGAAGGATTGTTCCCACAATTCCAAGGTGATTTAAAGAATTTTGGTGCTTGGGCTAAAGATAAACTAGAACCAGTAGCTAAGAATGTTGGCGTTGCAGTTCGTGGAGTATATGATTGGGTTAAGGAGAATAAAGAAACATTTAAGTCATTAGCAAGTGGTGTCATAGGATTCATTAAATTTGCAACAGAACATTGGAAGATACTATTGACAGTTCTTGGAGGTCTTAAATTGTTTAAACTACTTGGTAATGCTGGAATAGTCGGCAGAGGCGGTGGTCTTGCGTCAAGTGCTGCAAGTGGTTTAGGTAGATTAGCTCAAGGAAGTCCTTTTGCCCAATTTAAAGGAAGCTACCAATGGAATCGTAATATCGGAAATCCTAATAGGATGGGAAGAATCGGTGCTTTTGGTGATGCTATAAAGGATAGTTGGCAAGGTGCGTCTAAGTTTGCAAAGGGAACGGCAGCACTTGGAGCTGTAACTGGTATAATACAAGGCGTTGGTGCTATCAGTGAATACAGTAGAAGAAAAGAAGAAATCAACAATTCCAACATGTCTGAAGCTGAAAAGGCAAAAGCTTTGAATGAAGCACAAACTGATAGAAACAGTGAGATAGGAGGTGCAGTTGGAGCTGGTGTTGGTACAGTATTAGGTACATTCTTCTTCGGCCCACTTGGAGGCATGATAGGTGGTGCTGTTGGTGAATTCACTGGTAAATTTATCGGAAAATATTGGACTCCAATTGTAGATACCGTAACTAGCTTCATGTCAAAACTTATAGATGGTATTAAGTGGCTTGCAGCTAAATCATGGGATGGAATCAAGTGGATTATAGACAATAACCCAATAGGATTAATAGCTAAGGGTATTGGTAAATTAGTTGGTAAGGATTGGTCTATTACTGGAGCTATCAGTTCAATATTCGGTGGTGGAGAAAAGCATGCTGAAGGTGGTGTAGTTGGAGGAAACTCATACACTGGTGATAAAGTACCAATTTTGGCAAATAGTGGTGAAGCTGTTGTAACACCACAACAATTCAATAAGCTGTTTGGAATGGCTGAAACAATACTTGCTACAGCACCAAAACAAAATGAATATACTAGTATATTAAACAACAAGAGTAACGTTACAACTATAATTCCACAAGAGACACCAATACGCACAAAGCCAGTTGGCGAAAAGGAATATATTTATACACCAAAAAACAATGAGACATCAAATGTAAATGGTAAAGCAGTAACCGTAAAGGACTTTAATATAAACATCAATGGCACATTGAAGCTCGATGGCGGTAATTCATCAAAGAACTTGGACATCAGAGAGTTGCTTAACGACAGAAACTTTGTCAATGCATTGAAGGATGTGGTTAAGACAGCAATTAACAATGATATTAACGGTGGTAGACACATGAATGACTTGGCCGTTATGAGTGGCTTGCCAGCTCAGACTGCTATTTATGGTAGATAATGTTTAGAAAAGGTATTTATTAATTTATATTTTAATATTATGGAACTTAACAAATCAACTCTTAGTAATATTGGAAGTTCAATATTAAATGGAGCAGCAGACTTATTGACGAATAGTGATTTCATTTCAAGAACCATTGGAATGACAAGCTCCTATGATGACATCATGTTCATTGTGCAAGCACTTGGACGTGAGCCTATAAGCTTGTTGGGTAAAGACTATGCCTTTATATTCGACCATGTTAGGAGGAACTATCAACAAGGATATTCCATACCTAATATGATACATCCTGAATGTCCTAAGTTTACATTCTACAAGGAAATACCAACCGTTAGGTTCGCAGACCCATATCAAGACCCAATGACATACTTTGGTAATTGGATTCCAGATATGAGATTTGAGAATACTGCTGTACACATCGATGGTGGCGGTACATCAATACATTACTCTGAGTCAGATGACGAAAGCACAAACAATAGGAAAATTGGAAATCTAAGTGAAGGAAGTGGCACATATACAAACACAATAAGGAGCTTCGGTCCAGAAGTTGCAACTTGTGACCTTATAAAGAAGACCAATGACAATTTCAATCACGGAAAATATAGGACATTGGTTGCTAGATTCCATACAAACCATGAGGATTCAAAGGACAAGGACAATCCAACACAGACCGCAATAACAAAGAGATACGGAATGTCTCATGGTAGAAACTTGTTGAAGAGACAACCAGACAAACCAAATGGATATGATAACCCATACTGTAGGGTTTGGACTTATCACCACCAATATAATAAGATAAAAGACCTTATAAGACCATTTGAATTGGCTGATTCAGCGCAAGGTCTCGAAGACCAAGAAGGTGGAGGAAATCCAGTTAGCTTCAGAACTGTAGGAGATACAGAGTCAAATGGCTTCGATGGCGGTAGCAAGAGATTGGATAACTACGGTGTATTAAACTACAACAATGGTTTTGTCAACATTTCACCAACTGCAAAGATTAAGGACTATTTCGATGGGAAAGAGGATACGGAAAAATCTATATCAATCAAGAAATGTATGTTCTCAATTGAAAATCTTGCTTGGAGGGATGATAAGAGCTATGGCAAGGAATACAGTGAGTTCGGTTTGTCACCAGAACAGAGAGGCCCACTTGGAGGCCGTATCATGTGGTTTCCACCATATGACCTTTCATTCTCAGAGGACGTAAGTGTTGATTGGAACGGAAACAAGTTCATTGGTAGGGGAGAACAGATATACACATATACCAATACAGAAAGAGTAGGTAACTTGTCATTTACACTATTAATTGACCATCCTTCAATCATCGACTATTGGGTAGGACGTGACGTAACTGAAGGTGATGCGAACAATGGAGGTGTTGATAACATCAATAATGAGGAAAACCAAATTCTCCGTTTCTTCGCTGGTTGTGAGATACTTACAGCAAAGCAACAGACAGCACCTATTGGTGAGGTAGAACCAAAAAAAGAGGAAGAAGAGGAGAAAAAAGATGAAATTGATGAGGTTAAAGAACCAGAGAAGGCAGAACCAGTTACCAAGGCTGTAGAGGCAATTCTCTACTTCCCTAATAACTATAGCGGTGTCAATGACGGTGTTACTGTTGACCCAATATTATATCTTCTTAATGGCGCAGGTGCTCAGACATTCGTAGACAAAAACAATAGGTCGGCTGACATGCCAACATATGATGACAAAAAAGTAACCATTACAATAAAAGGTGGTACAGAGTCATTTGAAGGTGGTTATGAAATGGGTGCTCATAATAGCTATGGTATCTCATTCGCAACGGCAAACCTTCCAGCAGATGAACCTTCACTTAGAAAGTTGACAAAAAGCGATGGAGAAGCTGAATGGCTTACGAATTATGACTGTTTGACAAAATATGTGGCAAAATATAGCGACAAAGAATATGATACATATGAATTGTCAAAGTTCGTAGGTGCTACAGCATCACCATTGGAAAACAAAGATTTCTTTAAAGGGCGTTATTACTACAGAGTAGACTATGCTTACTCAGACCAAGGATTCCCAAAAAATAGAGACAGTTATTTGGATACAAAGTCATATGCTTTAAATCACAATGGTTTTAATAAAGTTAGAGGACACAGTAACACCATAAAGGAGTTTGGTCTCAAGGATGATAGTGATACTTATAAACTCGTAAGTTTTAGTGACTTGTTCTTGGCTTTGGAAGGTGATAAAGGTATCATTACAAAGGGAGATAACTTTAAGTTTTTAAAAGGAATCTTTGAAGACCAAGAAAGATTCAAGGTTACTAACATATCTTTCATTGGTCATGCTTCAAAACAAGGTACTGTAAATGGTAACAATGCCCTTTCAAAAAATAGGGCAGAAACCCTTAAGAAATGGGCATCAAATCATTTCAGTGCTAGTGTGTTAGGTGAAGTAACTACAAATGTTCAGACTGAGACACCTAAGATAGATAG